GAAAAATTCAACTGAGACTGAAGAGTTCTAAAGGCTTGAAGTATTTGTCTTTGATCTTCTTGAGAATATTCAGTTTTAGGTTCAGGTATTTGTATTGTTATTTTTGCCATTATCTTCTACCATCCACTCTAACATCAAATCTAAACGTACCGTATCTCCAGCTCTCATCTAAATTTTCATTTTCAATTTGAACAGCAGCTAACCTTGCTCTTGCTCTTGTATCAACTTTAGATGTGCTTGAGTTTATTGTAAAAGGTCCTAAAGGACTTGATGTTGAAGTTGTTCCTTGAGGAAACTCATTTAAAAATATAGTTACTTTTGCGTTACCACTTATACGTTTAAAGTCTGGTAAAAACCTTTTAATACTCATTAAAAATTCTCCATCTCCTGGAACACCTGCATTACCATTTAAATCAAACTCTCCTGATTTTATAAAAGATGTAATTGCTGTTGAAGATCCATCACCATTTAATTGATTTACACCTACTTCATGTTCATAATAAATAGATGCCCCATTAGAAACACCATTTACTACTGGAAAAGTTGGTGTGTCTGAAGCATTGTAATCTGTAGCATAAGGTTGTTCGTAAACTGTTGAACCCACCCAAGTTGTTCTATCTAGAGTTCCTGTCGTCCAAACTTGTTCGTCAAAATTATAAGTTACAACCCTATCAACAACTAAAGAACCAGCAGAAGGGTAAAACCAATTAATTTCTGAGTATAGTTCATTAATACCTCCAAAAACTAATTGCCCTGAATTATAATTTATACCTGGATTATTACCGTCAGTTGTAAAAACAAAGTCTTCTACTAAACAAGGTAGTGATTTTACAGTGCCATCATAAACATAGAACCCTCCTGTTTTACCCATCCAATATACCGCACCGTTTGCAAACACACCTGCGTTTTGCCCTAATAGTCCGTTGTTAGAACCGACTTTCCTAATTGAAAAAGTAAATGGTGGTCCAACAAATTGCATTTCATATGCAGCTGTGTCGGTAAGAACTAAAATATAATCTTTACCTTTTATGGCTCCTATTATTCTTGTGCCATCATCAAGTCTAAAAGTACCAGCAGTATTTGTTGAAGTTGGTTGATAATCACTCAAACTTTCTTGATCAGAAAATCTTATAAACATTTTATCTTGTGTTGTTGAAGTTCCAATTGTAGTTTCTGTACCTAAATGAAATAAATGCCTGTCTCTGTCTGATACTATAGTCATTACTGATGCTGTTGGCATACCTGTGCCAATGGTTGCTCTCGTATTTAATGCGTTACCTGCTGAGGGGTTCCAGGTAAATGTTTTTCCATTATGAATTGTTGCTATTAAAATATCACCAAAGTTTTCTAAAGACCACATTGCAGGATCAATAGTTACTGTGCTTGAAGATGAAGCGTCACCCCATCCTATGTAGCTAGATATATCAGTTACTGTTGCTCCATTTGTATGTTCAACCGCAGTCGTTCCATTAATACCTCGAGTAATTCCACTAAGTGTATTTGTACCTGTGTCATTTGCAGTGTAAGACATGTCTTCAGATCCAATTCTTATTGAACCCGTTGCTGGGAATGAAGATGTAGCTGTAAGAACTACACTGGTATCGCCTACTAACATGTTACCGCTGTTATTCATTGTTGTTGTACTTTGCGCAATAGTTCTTCCGCCAAATAAATACGTACCCCAACCATATCCATAAGTTTGATTTAAAGGACCTACGGGTTGGTAAGGATTAACATCTAATGTTCCGTTGTTCGTTGTTCCTGAACCTGATTCTACTGAAGGCATTAAAATTGTAAATGTTGTAAATGATGGTGTTGTTTGTACTTCGAAAACTTTATCATCAAAATCTGACGCTGTGTAACCTGTTTGTCCCGCAGTAAAAGATCCTGCATTAGCGAAGGTAGTCAATTCTCCTACTTCAAGATTGTGTGCAGAGCTTGTAGTAATTGTAACTATAGCTGATGCATTAGTCGTTGTTATGTTTGCACCTGTAGAGAAATTATCTGTTTCTAAAGGTGTTATATCGTAAAGAACACCTTCGTAATAAATTGTTAAAACTTTATTTGTACCTATCGCTGCATATCTTTTTCCTGAAATATCAGCCCAAACATGTTGTTGTCTTGCAGCACCAACAATTTTGTCACTACATAAAGCAGACCAGCCCCCTATTTTTTCTGGTTCACCATATCTAAAACGCACATTGTCACCATCCACCCAACGACCTTCTGCGTCTGCTGGTGTAGATTGTTTATCGAACCCTGGTGCTATATTTACTTTTGATAAAGGCATGTTAAATTATACCACAAGCTATTTGGGTAAGAAAGTTGTCCATTCTAAGTGTTTTATTAAATCGTTTATATACAATTTCCTCTTCTTTTCTTTACGTATGTGTTGATGTAATTCCTCCAGATCTAAGATAAGCCATTCTTTATCAGCTTCTAAAACCATTTTTTGAGCTTTAGTATTGAGCTTTCCATTTTGAGCTGGTGTTCCATCAGATAACTTAAACATATTTCTTACATCAAATCTATAAAAAGCATTTTGTCCTTTTATCATTCCAGCAATATTCCATGATGTTTTTTCTTTAGGGTATTCTATGTTAGTTAAATGTTTAGCAAATCTTTTAACAATCATCTGGTTTATAAATCATATTAATGTTCATTTGCTTACAAGACCAAATAGCAAAATCTATATCTTCTACAATTGGAAATCCTGCTACATTAAAAGAAGTGTTTAATAACATAGGAATTTTAGTTTTCTTATAGAAGTTATTAATTAAATCATAGTAATATTTGTTTTGTTTTCTAGTTAATGTTTGCATTCTAGATGTATTATCCACATGAACAATGGCAGGAGTTTCTTTTATTGCCTTAGCTTTAGCTGGCAGAGCAAAAGACATATGGGGTGATTCTTTTAAATTACCTAAATTAAAATATTCAGAAACATGTTCTAACATAATAGTTCCTGCCAAAGGTCGCCACCACTCTCTTCCTTTTAAAGTGTTAATTATGTTTTGAGCTTTTTTATTTCTAGGGTCAAACAAAATAGACCTATTACCTAAAGCTCTTAAACCCATCTCACTTGCACCTTGAAAAATAACAACAGGTTCTTGTTTTAATAAAAGCTCTACAGCTTTGTTTTCATTATTTGTAATCATTACAGTATAAAGCTACTCCAATTGCTGTTCCTGCATCATGTGGTACAGGATCTATAAAAAAATTTATGTCTTTGAATTTTTGCACGTATTTAAAATTATTGACACAATTCAATGCTACTCCTCCAGTAAGTATTATATTTTTAAGACCTCTGTAATCAACAGCTTGTTTAATTAACTCGCAAGTTCTTTTAAAATTTTCTTCTTGGATATCTGCAGCTAATTTAACATGATCATAGTTTAAGTTATATTTTTTATTTGTATAATGGTAAGAGGACAGACCCATTAATTTACCAGCCTCGCCATAAACAAAACCCATCAACTCACTACCTTTATTAAAAGCAATTCCACCAGGTGAATTAGAACTAAAGAGATATTGAACACCATTAATAGTTCTCAAGATTTTGTGATCTGAATAATGAAACACATTATGTTCTACTGGTATGTCAGGCATATTACTGCAGTGTTTAAAATATTCTACATAGCTTTGTTTGTTAACATACATAATAGTTTCAATTTCTTGAAAAGGCCAAGTAGTTGGTCTTGCACCTCCACCGTCTACAACTATAGCCATAGCTTCTTCAAAAGGTGAGAAGTGAAATCCTGTAAGTCCGTGATAAAGATGATGTTTCTTTTTGTCATGAAATAATGGACAGTGTTTAAATTTTTTATGAATGTCTTTTGCAAGATCTGTAGGATTTATTTCTTGAGAATAATCAACAGTATTATATGCCACTAAATCTATTTTTTCATTAATATATTTATTTAGAGTAATAAAATTATTTACTTCATTTATAACAGCACGCATATTTTTATGTTTACAAAATCTTTCTTCGTGTAAAAAAGATTTTATAATACCATTTTCTAATAAACATACGGACACATTGTGTGATAAATTTACTCCTAGTATTTTCATTTAATTAAACCTTTCTTAATTTCAGGAAACCATAATATATCAATTTCACTTTTATAAAAACAATCAATTGCTTGTTTTGGTGTTTCTATTAATGGCTCTCCTGCTAAATTAAAACTTGTATTAAGTAGAGCGGGCACTTTAGTTACTAAATTAAATTCCTTTAACAAATCAAAAAAATATCCATCATCTTTTGATACAGTTTGTACCCTACAAGAATTGTCTACGTGTACTACACCAGGTATTTTATTATTCTTTACTTGAAAAGATAATGTCATAAAAGGTGATTTTTTGAGTTTATGAGTTACAAAATATGAAGTGAAAAAAGATTCTAGAATAGACACTGCAAAAGGACGATACCACTCTCGTTTTTTTACTTTGTTGATTATTTTTTTAGCATCCTTGTTCCTTGGATCAAATAATATAGATCTATTGCCTAGAGCTCTAGGACCAGCTTCAGCTACACCATTATATACGGCTACAATTTTTCCGTTACTTAAATGACTAGCAATTTGTTTGGACGATATGTTTTGACCATCTACATTTATTTTGTGCTTAGTATTATTAAAGAATGTATTTATTAATGGATTTTTTTTATTTTTATAAGTGTTTCTAGTTTCGTTATAATAAATTAAAAGCGCAGCTCCAATACTATTTCCTGAGTCATCAGCTAGGGGTTCAAAGTAAAAATTAACATTAGGTAAATTTTTTACTAAATACTCGTTAGTTACAACATTCAAAGCATATCCTCCAGATAAACAAACATTTTTTATACCTGTTTTTTTTACGTATCGTTTTATTAATTTAAGGACTTGTTCTTGTGTTTGCTTCTGTACTTGGAATGCGTGATCAGCATAAAATTCATATTGTTTCTCGGTTAGATTATTTATTTTTTTATGTAGATGTTCTTTTAATATAGTCTGTTGATTATAGTCCTCTTCGTGATGATAGATATTGGAGTTAGGTCTATTGTCAGTAAACAAAGACACATACTTTTTATCTTTACCATACGCAGATAAACCCATTGTCTTACCATTCTCCAATGCATCTTGACCAATCAATGTAGTAGCTGTCTCATATACTTTAGTAATGTTCATAGAAGAATCAGCATGGGCTTCACAGTCAGGATACGGTTTCATTAACTCTGTTAGATTTTTTTGATTTTGATACAACTTTTCAATCTTCAACTTCTGATGTTCAAATGGACACATACCCGCACCCGCACCCTAGATTTGGCACTTTTGACCCTTTACATATTGATTTTAAAGATGCTCATACTACGACTGGCGCATTAAGATTGATGATTGAATATATATTAACAAAT